ATTTCATCAATCCTGATGAAGTAGAGCCGTATCTCTCACGCGTGAGAAACGGTAACGATGCGATCTATAGAACTACCTTCTATGGATCTAAGGGTCAGAGCGAAGTCTTGGGTACTTGGGCCAAAACGTTAAATACGTTGGGTTCGGAGTTCTCCACTTTGCTCGACTTTGAAAACGACCTGCGTGCAAAGGTCGGCCCCACTTCTGTCATGCAACCGCTCGATAAGCGTATAGACAGTATTAGGGCGTATTATGATCTGGTTGGGAATCCGGGTCAACCCATTCATCACGAAGCACTATCGCGATGCTACCAAGAATGGGGTGCTGTGCGCGAAGCACAACTTCGTCCTCGTCCACAGGCTGAAACAGTGATGAAGATGAAGCTATCCACGCAAGCTGGCTCACCCATGTGGGGCAAGCGTCGTGACGTGGTCTATGAAACTATACCTTGCCGTGTTTGGAAACTCGATGATCTGGGTCCTGACATAGACGCAATTGGATGGCATAACCACGTCGCGGCTGTCTTGGGTTGGAGAGGCCAGGAAGGTGGACCAGAGTCTGATGACGTTAAACAGAGAGTGGTTTGGATGTTCCCTCTCTCGGTTAACGTGCTGGAACAGACCGTGTATCAACCTCTAATCGAGGCTTTCCAGAAACATCGTCTCGTACCCGCTTGGTGCAGCAACGAGGATGTTGACCTCGAGATCACGCGTTTGTTTGACAGTAAAGACCCAGCTGATCTGATAGTTTGTACCGACTTTTCTAAGTACGATCAGCACTTCAACGAGAACATGTCCGACGCAGCTTACTACCTGATCGATCAACTTATGGCCGATTGCAAGGAGAAGAAGGACTGGTTGAAGGATGTCTTCCCGATCAAGTATAAGATACCGTTAATACTTGATGTCGACGTCGTTTACTATGGTAGACATGGCATGGGTTCCGGTTCTGGAGGCACTAACTTCGATGAAACCATAGTGCACAGGGCCCTTCAGCATGAAGCCGCTCTGCTAGCTGGGCAGGAACTGAATTTGAACTCCCAATGCTTAGGTGACGACGGGATTCTTAGCTATCCAGGTATCACCGTTGATGCGGTAGTCGAGGCTTACTCCAAACATGGGCAGGAGATGAATCCAGACAAGCAATACGCTGCAACTGACCACTGCGTGTACTTGCGGCGTTGGCACCACTCTAATTACCGAAAGAACGGAGTGGCTGTCGGTGTATATTCAACGTATCGAGCGTTAGGTAGGTTGATGTACCAGGAACGGTACTACTCACCTAAGATGTGGGGACCTAAGATGGTAGCTCTTAGGCAGTTAAGTATTATAGAGAATGTGCGCCACCATCCTCTATGCGAAGAGTTCGCGGAGTTTTGCATGAAAGGGGACAAGTATCGGCTTGGACTTGATATCCCAGGCTTCTTAGTCAATATCGAGCGTGAGGCTAAAGAAGCAAAAGACGTCATGCCAGACTTCCTGGGTTATACCCAGTCTACATTGAATAAGAGTTCAATCAATGACTGGTGGATTGTTAACTTCTTG